GCTTATCTAGATCCTCGTTTCGTTGCTTGGTTGAAAACAGTAGGGATGTGGGATACTATGTTGGCACACATCAATGTAGAATTGACTACAACTTCGAAAGAAGGTCTTTCTACATTTGACGGCTACTACTACAAGATCGCTGAAGATTCAAAACCAAAATGGGCTTTGTTTATGGATGCTCTAAAAGTAGCTGGGTTACAACGCTCACTCAGAGATTATGCTGTAGTTCTTCAAGCTGTTGGTCCAGAAGGTATGGAAGCTGGAACAGATATCACAACTGGAAATCTAATGCTTGATGCTCTAAAGTTTGGTGGTCTTGTCAATATCAGTACAGAACCAACTCTAGAACAAGCTGAACAAAACGTTCGCCGTGAAGTTATTTCAACTCTTTCTGGTCAGAAGAAGTAGTTCAGCACTAATTAGTGGTAGTGCTTGCTTGTCAAGAAATAATCTCTACTACTTCTCAGCATTCATAGTAGTGATGCTATATATACTATAGACCATACCAGAGGTCGATTTTTCCGGTCAGAATCGAAAATAGTTGAATTATTTTTTAGGAGAGGATAAATGGAGTTAGAAACTATTACAGCACTAGTCACATTGGTTTCAGGACCGGGCGGTGCATTAGCTGTTATGGGACTAGTTCTTTACGGACTTTACAAACTAGGACGAGAAGTTCTGACACCGTTTCTTTCAGAAGTAAGCTCTGGAATTAGAAAGGGCTTTGACGATCAAACTACTACACTTGGCAAGTTAGTTGAGGAGATAAAGGGTGATCGTGATTTCCACCGTGAGAACATTCGTGGCCTTACAGGTCGGATCGACAAAATTGAAACAGATGTTCATACCATCAAAACAGATGTGAATGAAATCAAAACCATAATTGAAAAACACTAGGAGTTATCTATGCCAACTACATCCACTCAAAAGATCGTCGTTCAAAAGTTCTTCAACGACCTTGCCTCACCTGTTACTATTGCTGGTGCAACTTGGGGTCCAACTGACGGTCACTATCTCATTAGACCAAAAGCAGCAGGCTCAGAAGTTGCTATCGAAGTAGAACGAATTTCAACCCTTCTTACGCCAACAGGAGCTGTTGCTCCTGCATCTGCTGACATTATTATTGCCCTCAATGCAGCAGGAAATGCCGTACTTTGGTCTGGTTCTCTAACGCTGCTTGATAAGGGTGGCGGCTTGGAACGTTTGGGTTTCGTTTATCCAAAACAAATTATGGCTTCTGCCGATATTCCAGCAGCAGTTCAAACAATTCTATCTACACAAGAAGGTGACTTCTATATCCAAATCAAAGCAGATGTAGAAGTTGAAGTTCTATTCATTATGGTTGATTACAGCCTACACGAAAGCGATCAACCCTCTGCCTGATGAAACCACGACTAACCATCTCAGATAAACTGAAACAGTTCTTGTATGATTACTTTGACGAAGATGCCGAGTATCTGGTAGAATTCTTTATCAACGGTAAAAAGACAAATCAAATTGCATTAGAAAGAACTATGAGAAATGGAACTGTTAGAAATAAGATCAACGAGATGGTTAGTGAGTTGGTAACAATCGTTGAGGATCTGAAATGAAAGGCATAAGAGATCCAAGGCATCCAGAAGCGATGAGAAAGTATAGAGTTCTACACTCATATGCTATCAGCTTTTACGATACTTGCACCGATGTAGATCCAACAAGAATAAGAAGAAACGCTCTCAACAGAATGTTTGAATTAGCTGAAAGAATAAGGCCAGATTATAACGATCTACTAGATGAAGAAACCAAAAACGAATTGCTAGCATTAGAAATGGAGTTACGAAAATGGCACAAAGAGTGAAAAAACCTAAGCTTGACTATGACGTAATGTTGTCAAAGCTAAATGAACTTATCGAAAAGTCACACGAAGCACTTGAAACAAGAAAGTGGGCCAACGTCAGACCATCTGACTTGATCGCATTTATGGTTCTTGCCAAAGATATTATCAAGGAAACTCGCGTGATAAATGAAGGTAAGAGTTCATCTTCTGAACTTGATACTTGGTTGAACACGCTGAACTGATGCTCGATAAAGTTCTAGCAGATCCGGTTGAGTTTATCTCACGGCTGACAATCAAGAACAAGTCAGGTAAGCTTGTTCGCTTTGGTGATGTTATGACACCAGAGCAAATTGCTTTGATTAGAACTCTTCAGAAAAGCAAGCGTGTTATTGTCGTCAAAGCACGCCAGTTAGGTATCTCTACAATTGTAAGGGCTTTCTGCTTCTGGGAAGCTTACACCTCCAGAGATCCTTTCAACTCTGCTGTTGTTTCCAACAAAGAGAAATCATCTTTCAACTTGCTAGACATTGATAGACGTTTCTATCAGTATCTTCCTAAAAACCTGAAACGCAGTATCGGTACAGACACCAAATCACAAATGCAGTTTGCTTCTAACGGAACAAACTTACTTGCAATGACAGTCAAAGCCGATTCGCAAGATAGAGGCTGGACACTAAACACAGCACATCTTTCAGAGTTTGCGTTCTATGACAATGCAGAAGTTTATCTTGCTTCGCTTATTGCTTCGATCAATGAGGGTCGCATCATTATTGAAAGCACTCCAAACTTTCACGGCGATGCTCTTCACGAAATCATCAAGGAAAGCGGCTACGATAAACGCTGGGACATTGTGTTTATGCCTTGGTCCTCTTTCCCTGCTTATCGTTCCAAAGACCTCGTAGAACCTAATGACGACGAACTAGAGCTAATGGAAGCTTATGCCCTAGACATTGAGCAGATAAGCTGGCGTAGGCATAAGATTGCTGAGATGAAGTCAGAAACTTTATTCCGCAAAGAGTATCCTCTTACGATCAACGATGCTTGGACGCTTGACGAAAAGAGTTACTTCTCATCAAAAGACCTACAACATATCGAAGCACTTCCTTATAGTGGAGGCTACGAAGTTTTTGCCCCTGCCATCTACGGACAGAATTACGCTATCGGCGTTGATCCTGCGGGTGGTGTAGGTGGAGACAACTCGGTAGCAACAGTTATCAATAAGCTGGATAATGTTATTGCTGCCAAGATTTGTTCCAACAAGAAGTCAATCAATCAGTTCGCACTTGAAGTTATTGATCTAGCAAAGCATTACAACAACGCTATGATCTTATTTGAAAGGAACAACCAAGGACACGGGTTTGAGCAAGTTCTTATGAACGCAAGATACCCGAACTACCACGCTTGGGACACAACGATGAAAACAAAGATCACTTTGCTTGATCAATTGAAATCTTGGGTTCAAGAGGGTATGATAGAATATCTGGATGAAATGACACTTTCTGAAATGAGGATGCTTCAGAACTCGGAGAATGGATTGGCTCCAAAGCATCCACAAGGAATGCACGACGATTCTGTTATCTCTTATGCCTTGGCTATTGAATGCCTAAAGTATGTAAAAGTTCCAGAAGATCCACACTCTTTGTTGATGAAGAAGATTGCAGCAAGAGCTATATCAGGCGAAAGACACATAACCAATCCATTACAAGCCCTTCGGAGATAATTGATGCCTAAACTAAATCTAACTGACATTAGCGAAATTGTTGGATCTCATTGCGCTTATTGGGATGAAAACCATAACACGATGAACTCTCTCACAAAGATGCTAAAGCAAGAACTCTTTCACGATCAATCTTACTTGGCTCTTTACAATCGCAATGATGTGATCATAGAACCTGCCGCTGCTAATGCCGTTATTGAGGGCTATATGTCCTCGCTCTATCCAAAGGCTCCAGCAGTTATTGTTGGTCCAGATGCTAAACAACAAGGCAATCCAGAAATAGTTGAAGGCGTTGTCAATCGTTTCCTCTACGATCAAAGTGATGTTATTCAAAGAGCAATGGAGAATGCACTTGTTTATCCATTCTCATTCCTCAAACTATCACTTCTACAAGAAGCAGATTCGGTTATTGACCAAGTTCAAATTCGTCCTGTCTTTCCTTGGGATGTTCTAGTTGATTTTGATGCTGACACATTTGAAGCTTCACGCTTTGTTGGTCATCGTTACTGGCTTCCAGTTACAGAAGCACGCACTCGCTTTCCCGGAATAAAGTTCAAGTCAGAACTAAAACGCTCTTACCTACGCACTTCGCAAGAGAAACCAGAGAAAGGCGTTCCAGCAGGAAATACGTCAGGCATTCTGTCTTATGTTGAGGTCTATGAAATCTACGACTTTATGAATGATCAGTTGATCTTCTGGTCTGATAATGCTGAACGTGAGAACAAGATCCTAGAAAGAATTGATCCAATTCCATTTAGAAAGTATAATGGTCGTCCTTTATCTCCGCTCGTACCTATTTACTTCAATCAAGCTATTGACGTTCCATTGCAAGGTGCTTCTGCTCTACGCCGTGTTTATGATAGCATCGTTGAGCTTATCAACTTGAGAACTGTCTGGGCAAACGGAATTCGTAAGGAAGCTAGACAGATGATTGCTCGTAAGGGCGCACTTGACGAAGAAGCAAAAGCGATCTATGCTGAGAATAGAGATGGTGCAGTTCTTGAAGTTGAACTAATGCCAAGTGAATCTTTATCTGGTGTTGTACAAAATGTTCCAGTTGCTACACTTTCACCTGACTTTTCAGTTTATGAGCAGCTAATTACTCAAGACATCTCAACTGGTTCAATGCTTGGTGGCTTCACCAGAGGCAACTACTCGGCATCAGCATCAGCAACAGAGATCGCTGCTATTACTCAATACACAAGTTCTTCGCTAGGAAAACTAGCAAGAGTTAGAGATAGAGCGATTGAATATTTGGCAGAAGTTTATGCATCAATGATTGCATTTCTGCTACTTACCAATGATAAAGATAAGGAGACAGTTACTTTCAACGGTAAAGTAATGACTATTGAAGCCTCCGACTTTGTTGGTAAGTTCAAGTTCTCAGCAGCAGATCAAGCAAGTACGCCTATTTCTGCTGCGCTAAAAAGACAAACAGTTTCAGCTATGTTGCCTGCTCTACAAGGTCTTGGTGTCCCACAGGAAGAATTGCTGGATTACGTCATTCGTGTTTTCGATTTACCCCCGTCGTTCAAACCCGAAGCTACTCCAGCACCACAGGCGGCATCAGGACCAATAGTAGGCGGCGCAGTTGCACAACCAAATGCCGAAGCAGGAGCGGGAGCAACACCCGGTCCATTACCAGTAGGCGGCGGTTCAGTAGCTTCAACTATTAGACAAGCGGCAGGCGAGTAATGGCTAAAGGCAAATACTCACACATCGACTTTACACCACCAGCAGGCGTTCGCGCTGCTGCGAAAAGAGGCTTGGAGTTTCGTAAGAAAGCCGCGCCTTCTCGTAAGGGTGGATTAGATGTGAAAGAAGCCAGCAAAGCAGGAATTGGTTCTGGTGTTCAAAGAGCCTCCGACTTGTCTAATGGTTCTGAAATGTCTCCAGAAGTTGTCCGTCGAATGGATGCTTTCTTCAAGAGACACGAAAAGAATAAGACCATCGATCCTCAATATAAGGGAACACCTTGGAACGATAAAGGTTATGTTGCTTGGTTGCTCTGGGGTGGTGATGCAGGGCAAGCTTGGGCCTCTAAACTTGTTCGGCAGATGGAAGCTGCTGACGAAGCAGATCACCTAAAGTGAGATAGGAATGCCAATATACGAGTTTTATGTTTTAGATGATGAAGGCAATCGCACAGGCGAGATCATTGAAGAGATGTTCAAATATACCGATGTTCCAAATATGATTCGTTCTTCGTCTGGAAGATGGGCTGCTCGTAAGTTGGTTTCAGTCATAGCAAGGCCAGCCAAAACAGACACTTCTGTTTATGGTGTAAATGGAACTTACAATCGTGGTTTGAAAGAAGTGATCTATTCAAACAAACATTACGATGAAGTTTGCGAACGCAAAGGTCTTATTCCTGAATCTGCTTTTAGCAATAGACATATCTTTGAAGATATGATGCAGAAGAAAGCAGAACACGACGCTAGTGAAGAGAAGGAATATCATCGTTGGGAAGCTGCAATGGCAAAAGAAGATGTTCATTCAGCAGTCCAAGGGACGAAAGAATATACTGAAAAGTGGGAAAGAGTTTGGGAAGAAATGCTTCCAGCCCACGAAGTTTTAGATAACTCAATTACAATTTCAACAGGAGTGTAACTATGCCAGAAGATATGATGGGCGGAATCGACCCAGAAAAACTAAAGTCAGTTCTAGACGCACAAGACACCGCCCGTGATGCTCTTATCGCTGGTCAGTCACCTCTTGGTCGTTTTAGCAAACCAAGAATGGATGGAGTAGGTAAGCTTGTAACTAAAGTCCTACAGCTTATCAAAGCACCACATTCAATCGCACCAAGCGAAACCGGCCCAGTTGGAAAGCCATTCCCATTACCAGTCGATCTGGTCAAGGGTTTGACAATTGTAAAATCAATGATAGATAAGTATAATGAGATGAATCCAGATATGCCTCTCAAATCGTTTGAGATCACAGGTATGACTTCTGATGCTGACTTAGCCCTAGTCGGTATGGCTGTTGAAGAACTTCTAAAGTCCAGAGAGTTCAAGGACTTCTTGAAAGAGAATGCACCCGAGAGCGAGATGGAAGTTGAAATGTCCTTTGGCAAGGAAGAAGCCCCCGGAATGGGAATGGAGAAAATGGGCAGTTCTAGTCCAGAGATGGAACTTTCAATGTTATCATAAGGAGATAATGAATGTTTGACACTACAGAGGGAACTGGCGAAGTAGCCAACAATCCCGCAACCGAAGCACCCGCTTCACAAGAACTTGATCTAGATAAACTTATTGAACAAACCTTTTCAGCCCCAGAGTTTGAAGCACAAGAACCACACAAGGGAGTTGATTTCAAAAGAGTTGTAGAGGAACTACCACCAGATGCTCGTAAATTGGTTCATAATCTACGCGAAGATTACCGCAAGAAAACAACTACCCTTTCACAGAAAGCAAGAGAACTCGAAACTAGGGAGCAAGTCCTATTATCACAAGCTACCCAAGACAAGTTAGCAGCACTTTCACATATTCCAGAGGACATTGATCTTTACGATCCTGCTGGGCTACAACGCTACATCGAAGCAAAAGCTGCTGAACAACTACAATCTTTGTTAGAGCCAGCAAGAGAAGAACTTCGCAGGCAAACAAGACAACAACAAGTTGAAACCTTCAAAGCTGATAAACCTGACTTTGATGATCTAAAACTTAGAATGGCGGAAGCAATCAAAACTGGTAAAGTTTCAACAGTCGAAGATGCTTACCACTACATCAAAGGTCTTTCAGCACAAGATGAAATTCGCAAACGTGAAGCAGAGCTTGAAACTTACAAGCGCGCAACACGCGAAGCAGGTTTGAAAGTGGCATCAGGAATAAATTCTGCTCCTGCCAAGCCAACATTCAAATCCGCTTATGAAGCTTATCTCTACGAGAAAAATCGTAGAGCAAAGTGAAATAAGCAAACGGCCCTACCGTTAGAACTTGCCTCTCTTATTCAGCCGTCCGGGAATAATGACGCAAACACTCTGAAAGTAAGGTCTGATCGCGGACACTAAACCACTACATTATAAGGAGATTCCCTATGCCTATTACCTTTACAGGGATCACTAACGATCTGCTCTCAAGCACAATCTACAATATCCACGATCAGATCGTAGATGGTCTATTCCAAACCTCACCATTCCTATCAGTTTCCAAGAAACTTGGTAAGATCAAATACCACGATGGTTCGTTCAAGCTCGTTGTTCCTATCGAGACACAAGAACAAACCACAAGCACCCAAATCACAACTGGTTGGGAGCCTGTCAATATGGCCGTCCAAGAGATCAGCCAGCAAGCACAATACGACTACTCTCGCGTAGTTCGCCCCGTCCTTATCTCCGGTAAGGAAGAGGCCAGCAACCGTGGTGAGAAAGCCGTTATCAACCTTGCAGAAGCTCGTCACAAGGCTGCTATCTCGGCTCTTATGCGCGAACTCAATCGCCAAATCGTTCAGGGTGGTGTCTCTGCTTTTAGCTCGGTCACTTCTCTAAACGGCAACACCGGCTATGGTGGTGGAACTACCGGCTTCCTAGAAGCAAACGACGTTGGCTCACAAACTAACACCGTTGGTGGTTTGACACGCGGTTCCGTCGTTGGTCTAAACAACCAATTCATCGACGGCCAAGGAACTGTTGCTGACATTCTCAAGAACCTTTACACACTTGAAGCACAAGCCTCTACCCTTCTACCTGCCGGTGGTGATGGTGGTCGCTTCCACTTGACACTTGCTTCAATGAAGGCTTACGCTGCTTACCGTAACGCCCTCTTTGCTAACGAGCGTTTCATTGATGCTAAGTCCCTTGACGCTGCTGGCGTTCAGAGCCTTGCATTCTCCTCTGGTGTTATGATGCCAGATCGCGATATTGGCTTCGGTCAATCCAGCACTTCTGTTGAGAATGACTTTATGCTTCTCAACCTTGATGGCATCTTCCTCGATGTTCTCAATGGTGCTGACTTCGCCTTCACCGGCTTTATGGATTACCCTGGCTATGATGGTAGATATGGTCAGATCGTATGGCAAGGTGGCCTCTGTGCTGGACACATTGGTTCATCTGCTCTTTACATCAACGCAACCTGATAAACCTGTGGCTCACTCATAATGGGTGGGCCACTCTCAAAACATTACAAGGAGAATTCAAATGGCTACTTCAAGAACTATTCAATACATTGGATCCGATGGATCTGGTGTTCTTAGTGACGGCGACCTTTCAAGCCGTCGTCAAGTCGAGACATTCCTAGCCGGTGGCACTATTGGTGCTGGCGATTGGGTTGTCCTAGACACAAGCAAGACCGCTGACCTTCAATGCATTTACGTCATTGAAGCCCCAGCTTCCTCTGTTTCTGCTGCCGTTATGGGCGTGGCTCTCGCAGCCGCAACCTCTGGTCAAAGAGTTGATGTTGTCGTTCGCGGTTATGCTGCAAGCGCAAATGTCAATACCTCTGTTGCCCAAGGCAATGCCCTATTCTGCGGTGGAACTGCTGCCGGTACTGCCGAAGCTTACAGCCAAGCAACCGCAACAGTCGCACCTTGTGGCATCGCACTTGATGACGACACCGCTGGTGTTGCCCCCGTTTATGTCTGCGGTCAGTTCTGATCGTTGAATTACTGGCTGGGTGGGAGTGATCTCATCCAGCCTTCTTCAAAGGAGCTAAAATGTATTTAGGCGAAATTATCAGTCGTGTTCAATCGCAAGCAGATTTTGCTCCGATCAATACTCCCGGTTTCCAGAAGTATTTGACTGATGTAATCAACGATGCTTATCAAGACATTTGGTATAGTAAAACTTGGACATTCAACACAAAGACACACGACTTACCTGTTTATCCAGATTTAGATGCTGCTGATGCCGCGCAGTTATTTGCGACTGAGCAAGCATTTCCCGGCGCACCATTACAAACTACAATTGGTGCTACTTATTTCGAAATTACTTTTGCAGAAGCACTTGTAAAATTCTATGCTCAAACTGATTCACGTTTTGTAGAACAACTACACGGAGCTTATCTATGTGTAAATGAACGCGATTATAAGATCGTAGATACACAGATTAC